GAGGCACGTCAGAAAATCATAGAGGCTATTGCGATTGGTGCGCTTGGCATTGTATCTTTTGGGGTATTCTTTTGGATTGTATGGCTGGCGTCTAAAAATTGAGTGAAACAACAACCGGACTGATTGGCGAGTATATCGCGGCGGCTGCTATTCTTGGGCAAGGGTGGCGCGTCTCAATGGCTCAACAAGACCGGGTAGATATGGTGGCTTGGAATGGACAAGAGTTTCTTCGCGTGCAGGCAAAGACTGCGAGTTTATTGGGCGATAACAATGGTCGATCTCCGCGTCACCATTTCCAACTTGGTCACGGCTGTAAAGCAAAACATCTACCGACAAAGGATGATTACGATGTTCTCTGCCTTGTTTCCCCCAATGCGCGAAGGGTCTTGTTCATGCCGGTTACGAGCGTACGGCAATATAGTATGCGCCTGCCAGCGTCGCGCTTCACTGAGGATGCGGAAAACGATAGCTGGGATAAGGCGGTTGATCACGTTCTGGAGATGAGACGATGAATAAAGACACGCTGCGAGAAGAAATTGCCGCCGATGAGGGGGTTCGCTTGGACATATATCTGGATCACCTCGGCCTGCCGACTGTCGGTATTGGCCACTTAATTCGTGAGGCTGACGCAGAACACGGCAGACCTGTCGGCACGCAGATCACGCCAGAACGCTGCCGCCAACTGTTTGCGCTAGATATCGTTGTGACGCTTGAGGATTGCTTGGCGTTGTTTGACAACTGGAATGACCTGCCTGACGATTGCCAGCTAGTCTTAGCCAATATGGCCTTCAACTTAGGCCGCAGCCGCTTGGGCAAGTTCATCAAATTAAAGGCAGCCATTGAGGCTTGTGATTACGCTGAGGCGGCGACACAGATGGCAGACAGCAAGTGGGCAAGGCAGGTTCCAAACCGCGCTGGTCGTTTAATTGACCGGATGAAGGCGCTGGCTGATGGCTGAGATAACAATGGAACGATTCTTGCGCTGGAAAATATTGCCGCGCTTGATGATGTTCGTGATGACGTGGATGTACATTGAGACGCTGCGTTGGTTTATGGCGCTGCCGCCTGAGGCTATGACCTCTCAGGCCACTGCGTTGACGGCCACTGTGACCGGGGCAATGACCGGCGCTTTTGCAGTATGGTTAGGACATGAAAAATGATTGAGGCACTTATCGCGCCAGTGACAGGATTGCTGGATAAGTTTATCGAAGACAAAGACCAGAAGAATAAACTGGCGCATGAACTAGCCACAATGGCCGACAGGCACGCGCAAGAATTGGCCAAGGGTCAACTGGAAATCAACAAGGCTGAGGCGTCTCACAGGTCAATTTTCGTGGCTGGGTGGCGACCCTTCGTCGGTTGGACGTGCGGCGTCGCATTGTGCTGGCACTTCGTTCTTGCACCATTCGTGATCTTTGCCAGCGCCTATGCTGGTGTGGCTTTGCCTGAACTGCCTCAATTTGATATGTCGAGCCTGCTGACCGTGCTGATGGGCATGTTGGGTCTTGGCGGCATGAGGTCATTTGAAAAGATGAAGGGGCTAACGAAATAAGGGGGCTTTCGCCCCCTTGCCTCACTTGTATAGATATTGATAGTCAAACCTGTCAGCGGTCTGCATGTCCTCAAAAACCACGTTGTAGCTTTCATCGTCAATGCGCTCGACCCGCCTGACCATAGCCGTGACCGTCCTGCCACTTGGGCCAGTCACGCTGACTAGGTCGTCGGGTTTTAGGTGTTCTGTTTGCATGTCATCTACCTATAATAACTTAAACGCTCTGGCTCGACCGGCCACCTTCTCAGCCGCGCCACGCTCGACTAGCCCCGACATCAGCCGATGCACTTGGCTGAAGCTCTTGCCGGTCTTCTGCGACAGCTCATTGATGGTCGGCGTGTAGCCATACCGGCGGGTCATGCGGTCAATCAGAATCCGCAGCTCCGCCTGCTTTTTTGTCAGCGGCACATCAATCATCACGCGCCTCCTTTATCGTCAGCGTGCCTTGGCGTGCAATCCGTGCAGGCTTGGCCGGTGTCGTCTTTGCCGGTTGCGCCTTAAAATTACGCATTGGCCACTTCACATAGTAAGAGCGATTGCCGACCATCCCGACCGCCTCATCGTGGCTGCCCAGACGTTCTTTCAGCATAGCTTCGGCTTCGTCGATGTCGCCTTCAGCGGCTCTCTTGGCGTCCTTGGCGTTGACAAGTTGCGCCAGCCAGTCGTTGTCCTCGCCCTCAAGCGTGATTGGCGGTGCGCCGTCATCGACACGCGGATATGCTGTATTGCCGTCCGAGCTGGACTGTATCGGATACCAGTCAACGTCAAACTTGCGGCGCTCAAACTCCTCGATTTCGTCCGTGATGCGCGACTGCACCGCAGCGTTTGCCTGATACAAGAAGATGCGTAGTTCCACACCGCCGTATAGGACGCACACAGCGCCCCACGTTAACTTGGTGGCCATCAATTGCCCTTGGAGTTGCAGCACCCCCCTGTGAGGCGCTGGCCGGTCTTCTGGCTTACTGCTAGTCAGCTTGCTCTCCAAGACGCCCACGCCGTCAACCCAGACAGCGCCGTCAACGCAGTAGATGCCCTTGGCTGGATCGGTCGTGACTTCATGCCCCAGCCCGCCGTCAGCGGTGCCGTCAAGCGACACGGCAAATGGTAGCGTGTCGTGAAAGACGGCGTCGTGTTCAAGCTTCAGGTCAGTCAGGTTTAGCCTTTCAGAGACCTCAGTCAGGATCATGCCTTCGGAACGGTCGCCCCAATCACAGGCTTCGTTGCCGTTGAATGGGTCAGGATCAGGCTTGCCTTCGATTGAGGCTAGTGCCTTAGCAAGCTGATCGTTTGGGGTTTTGTACGGCGACATATTCATAATTACCGGAATAACCGAAGCGGTTATGATGTCGTCGGGTGTTTTCTTTCCTACCATTAGTTAGTCTCCAAAGTTGGTGGTGTATGATTAGCCCCATAAAAATCCTCAGGCATACTGTTATGCTTCCGCCTGTTTTCTGAGGCCGGTATGATTTGCAAATTCCACGGCACATGAAGCCCGCAAATGTTTTCGCCTTGCAGCGGGTAATAATGGTCTACTTCATGCGGGATGCCTGTCTTATCTGTAAGAGCATCACGCTTTTTATAGAAGGAAATAAACTCCTTCGATGACACACACGACAGAGTGTGCATCTTTTTCTTCATTTGATAGTGAATGGTAAGCGCACAATATTTTGATTTATTTTTTTTATAATATTCATACTGCCTGTCCTTTATCTTCCCAGAGCGCCAATCTTTTTTGCGCTTCTCAGCAATAACTTTTTTATTGTTGTGGTAATATCGCAAAGCCCTATCGTTGTCGGCCTTTTTATATTCTGGGTTTTTTCGCTTTTCCCTTATTCTTGCAAGACCTGCATCGTTTTGGCATTTGACGCACATGCCTTCTTTCACCCGCCTATTAGATATGTGACCGTGTGTGCAAGGGTATTCTGGATCGTAAACGCTAAATCCAGCGCGATCAGCGGAAAACCTGTTTTCAACGGCGCGTAATGCCTGATCCCAAGTGGGCTGATGATCGCATTTTTTGTAAGCGTTTATAAAAGATAAAATTCTATGTTGAAGGGGGTGCCTATTTTCTTCTTGGCGCTTTTTCTCAGAATATTTTGCGCCGACAACTCTCCTGCACTCAAAACATAATCCGTTGCTACAATAACGCTCGCAAACGTGACCGTTACAGCAAGGCTCGCCAGTAAAAAACTTTTTTACCCCCTGCTCAATCGCCTCTTGGCGTGTAATAATCTCCATCATCCCGCACCCCCAAAACGAGCCATCAGCGCCCACATGTTATATTCAGTGGTCACTGCGTTTGTGCAAAACGCCAAGCCAAATGCCATTAGCAACAGCATCCCGATAGTGTCTTTAATCATTGCTCTCTCCTGTCGTCAGCGATTACAAACCAGCTACTGATTTTCTCTGTGCCGTTGATCTTGTTTAGAAAAGCGTTTTCTTCAGTTGCAGCTAAACCAGCAAAACCCTCATCTAAAGCCGACCGATATAAATCAAACTCCGCATCAGACATGTGGAACCGATAGCCTCTTTTTAATCGTGTTATCTTCATGTCACCCTCCCATATTTTGATGGTTTCTTTAATCGCGCGTCAGGCTTCTTGGGTGCCAACGCCGTCCAGCCGTTGACGTGTAGCCGGTACGCGCTACAAACAACCTCACCGCCGACCCAAGATTCGCCACGCGATATGTGCGTGATGAGGCTCTTGTGGTCGGTGCGCTTGCAAGCCAACGCGATTGCGTCGTACCTGTCGTGGATTGGGCCGGTCACAACTGGACGCGTGAACGGATTGCTCACGACATACCAAAGCTTGACGCGATCTGATCTAATTTGTTTCATTTTTTACCCCTTTAGGTTAATGCGTAAAACACCTCAAAAGCTTCTTCCTTTGGCATTGCGTTGAGTACCTTATGGTCAGAATATTTGTTAACCACATAATCAATATGCCTGTTTGTGATGGTAGGCTTGCCCTTGAAAGATATTGCCTGAACATCTTTTGGCTCTTTAGGATCAACCACCAAGACGCTTTTGCGAATAGCCTTTGCAAACTCTTTTTTAGCCAAAAACATATTCACTTGATCTCCACACCAGATTTCCAAGTTTGTCTCACGCCAAGAATCATCCCATTCGCTATGCCACTTTGGCAATTCCTTAGAAATTCTTTCACATAACTTTTGAACACACCTGTCGTAACGGTTTGATCCACCACGCCCATCGTTATCAACGTGACAGTAAAGCTTGCCGTTGATGTAAATATTAGCCTCAAAGCAATGTGTTTCTTCGGATGCAAACTCAGCATATTTGATAGCTTTAAGTTCAATGGTGTCGCCGTTTAAGAATTTAGTCATTTGGTAATCTCCCTGATTTCCCTAATTTATCCCTCTTACCTTATAAATATGGGCTTGCTATCAATATATGTCAATACAGATAGCAACATATTTTTAGGATGATATTAAATGTCACAAATTAAACCAGTTTTGTTGAGGCTCAGAGCCTCGACCATCGAAATGCTAAAAGCCGAGCTGGACGTGTCGGCTCATAGGTCACAGTCGTCGCTTGCCGATGAGTTGCTGGTCAGACAGTTAGAGGCAAATGCACGCCAGCGTAATATGCAGTTTGAGATGGATCGTCAGGCGGGGCGGGGTTGATGCGTGCCGGGGGTGGACGTGCCAAGGGGGCAGCGTTTGAACGACAGATCGCGGGCATGTTGTTCGATGAGTTGGGCATAAAGTTTAAGCGCAACCTTGAGCAGTATCAGATGAAAAATCTGGCAGACCTGACATCATCAGACGCGTCGTTTCCTTTTTTATTAGAATTGAAAAGATATAAAAATGCCGTGTCATCTTCTTGGTGGGATCAAATAGTGACCGCCGCCCGCACGTCAGACGGCAATCCTAACGACTGCCTGCCGTGCCTGATCTGGAAGCTAGACCGGCAGGAAATAAGCGTGCGGATACCTA